TCAGTCATAATGTGATTCGTAGATTAGCTCGCCCATTTGCTCACCGCCCTCCGCACCGGCGATGCTCCCAGCAAAAGCCCCTCCCCCGACCAGCGCAATGCCACATACCGGCGCCCCGAAACCCGCGGTACCAGCAGAGAACACCCCACATACAGCGAGCGCAGTGATCCCAGCAATCTTGCCACCCACGATCCCTCCCGCCAGCCCCCCAGCGAAAGCACCTGCCTCAGACAAACGAATTTTTTTGCAGGCTTCGGTTTCCCCTGCACGGCAGGCCTCTTGGACTTTCAGATAGGAAGATGTACCACCTAAGCCAATTCCGACATGCCCACCATACCGAAGGTACTTACTAAGCTTCGCCACTTTGTCCAAGTATGTGGCGTACCCAGGAATCTGCCCTGGCCCACCGGCTTTTGACCAATGATGCACAAGACTCTTGGTCGAGATATTCAAGCTTTTCTTCAGCCGCTCGTAGGCCCCTAGATTCAGATGTTTATTTAGAAAAGTCGCCTTCAGCTGACCATCTAGCTGCTCCAATAACAGCCGTCGTTCGGCGAAGAACGATGGACTATTCAGATGGCCATGGCGCAGAAATTCTTGCTGATGCAAACGCTCGATGTTGCCAAGTGTGCTGCGAAGCTGCCGGAGGCCGTGGTCCATCATGTCCTTACCCACCCCCATGGAGAGACTGGCGTCACTAAGCAGTCCGGCAATTTCAGCCTGATACTCCATCATGAAATCTGACTCGGCAAAATCGAGTACAGCCAAGGAACGTCGCGCGCGCTCGGCGGCCGCCATGAGTTGGCCCTCCTCCTGAGTGCAGGCATAACCGTTATCCGGATCGCCGATGACGAAGATTTCCCCTGCCTTGAACCCCCGCTCGAAAGTCGGGTTCAGGCGCTGCAGGTACGAAATGGGCAAGGTTGAATCATGGCTAGCCAGCTCCAACAGAATCTGCGGGAACGACATGCTCCGGGGCACCACATAGAATCCCGGCTGCATCTGCCCAGGCAACCCGCCAACCATGGCGGGCGAAGCCCCTGCCAAAGCGCTAGAGCTCCCAGGGCCAGCGGGTGTGAGGCTAGTGCGTACGGCAACCGGCAGCCGCGGCGGGGGCATTTCCCCTAAAGGCGCCACCACCCGGTTGCTACCCTCTGGGCAACCGCAATCAACTAACGCGCCATCCATCGCGACTGGCTGGCCATCCGAGATGAAGTGCCACACCCCTTCGACGACCTTTCCTTCCAGCCCGCAAAGTGGACAAGGTGTGGTGGGATCCCCCATCCTCAGGACCATTCGTCCCTCGTCGAGGTAACCTTCCCCGGTAGCGATGCAAATCGCACCTGTGGTGGTCACATCACCGTCTACTGCTTGGCCAAGCCCATCCAGACTGACGCGCATTTCAGAGTCCCTTTCGAACTGTAGGAGCGAAAGAACCTAACAGCTAAGAAGGGGCAAATGAGGCCTCGAGCAGCTAACGAGACGATTCCTACGAGCAACGCGGATTTAGGACTAGGCACGACCTAGCGGTTTGAGAACTAGACTCTGTCTGAAAAAAGCCGTCGTCCCCTTCCAGCCTCAGCCTGCGCAGAAATTCGAGCTCGGCCAGAGCGTCAACCAGCGGCGAGTCGACGGATGGGTTCAGTAGCTGCAGTCGTGGTGAGAAAACTGGGGCATCTCAAAATTATCTTTAAACGGGAAAATCATTATCTAGAAAAATTTCGGGTCTCACCCCGTAAACACTGGCCAAAACCTGATCGACAGCTAACCATTATCTAAAAATACGTCCAACCCTAAGTGGAAAACTGCGAACCGTTAAGTCAAAAACACGCAGATCCCTGGGGAAAAAGCGGGAACAAAAAAGCCCGCACAAGGCGGGCTTCTATTGGTGCCAGGTAGCGATAAATCGCCATAGGCCAACTGATTCTGGTGCCGGAGACAGGCACCCAATCTAAGCCGGAAACATCCGTGTTTGCTGGCCTTTGCTTTCAGGGCCTCAAGCCAATGTACTGATCACTGTACTTCTGGCATCACGCTGGCCACTCACTACAGCCTTGGGCTGGCCTTAGTCGAACTGCAGGATACCCGTATCTCATTACCCTGTCAGTTCGACTCCCGGTTGCGTCATCGAACCGGGAAGCGGTCAGCCTCCAAGGCTCTTGACGCGTTGCTCCAGGGCCTCGATCAGTCCACCTTGTTTCGAGATGAGCGTGCACAGGTACGCCTCCTTTAGCACCTGCAGCTCGGTGTAACGCAGGCTCTGCCGGAGCCCATCGGGTTCTTCGACTTCGATCTCTTCCTCGACCTCTTCCATGACCGGCACGCTCGCATAGCGCGGGTGCCCTTTGTCATCCAGGACTTGGCTGCCGTCCTCGTTCTTCAGCGGGACCTGCACGCTGATTGGGATATCGACCTCTTCTAGGTCATGAACAAGCACCGGCTGTCCGTCGCGAATCTCGATACGCTCACGCGGCTCACGAACCTTTTCAATCTTCTGGCGCTCAACCTTCACCTTCTTCTTCACCTTTTTGGTGACAGCATCCTCGCCCCACAGGGCGTAACGCGCTGGATCCAGGTTCTGGTCGATAAAGGCCTGCTGAACATCTTGCGCGATGTATCCGAAGTGCAGGCGGGCCACGTCTTCACCTTTATCATCAATCATGTCGAGCATCTGATAGACCTGAGGGAGGATGGCCTCGCAAGCAGCCAACTCTGCGTCGTTCAGCATGCCCCGAATCTTCTTCAGGTTGCGATCCGAGCTAACCGTAGGGGCCACCGCGAAGAAGGAGTTATTGATCCTGGCATCCGCAGCAGCCAAGTTCTGCCCCGCGTCTTGCCCTGGAATCCACGACCCTGCAGCGGTCATTTGCCACCGGAGCGTTGTACCGTGGCGAATGCTGTATACCTGGCCCGCCGCAATGTTTAGGAAAGCCGCAGCATTTCCGTAAGTAATCTGAGCTGCCGCTGCAAGCGAAATGCTGCCAGACGAACCAATCGTCACCTTCGTGACGTTGTTCGAGTCTTGGAAGAAAGTTGCACGGCTGGTTGCCATCCGGATGCGAATGTCCTGGGTTTCAAGCGCCTGCACGTCCAAATGATCGCTGTCAGGAATTTGCAAGTCTGGATACTGGAAACGGCGCGGCTTGAAGAAAGCGAAGCTGGAGCTGAACTTGCTACCGGCAGCCCGAGGCACGTAAGGGAACATGTCCACGTATGGGGCCGTGTGATGTTGATACATGGAGATCGACGTATCGCCAGTGGCGGTGGCCAGCGGGTTGGCAATGTCCTGAGGGGCACAGATCAAGCGGCCACCATGCACAGGCGAGAACGGTCCACCAGGGACCAACCTGAAATCGTTGGCCTCGAACTGGGTCTGCGACAGGCGAAGGTCATCAATGGCATGGAAATGCCCGACTACGTCCTCACGGGTTTGGATATAGGTTTTGTCGATCCATATCTGGCGGAAAGTGCCGCTGATCTCCAAGGCACTCGATACGCCAAGCCCAATCAGCGGGTTGGATGCCAGGCACATGCTGCTGTGGTCGAGCCCGGTGATCACCGATTCGCTGATCGACATACCTCCAAGACCTGAGCCCGAGCTGATTCGCACCGGCCCGTTGCCCAGAACAGCAGCTACTGGGTCAGGGGTTACGTTGTTGAAGCGCAGGACAGTTCCATTCGGGGTGCCTGTGACCTTGTTGGTCGAGGTGAACGCGAACGAGCCTTTCGGGGTGTTGACCGAACCCGAGTTCGGATAAGGGTGGTTGTCAGCCCAAGGGATGTCGATGGTGGTGGTGGTGATGGCCACCACCTTGGACTGGTCACCGCCACGAATAGCCAAGCCGGCCTGGATCACGCTGCCTTTGATCCTGGTAAAGAAGTTCTTGCCCTGAACACCGGTGCGTGTCGCGCACGCTACAAGCATGCCCTTTATGCGCCAGTACCCAACAACCTGAGAGTTTTCCAAGTTGAAGAACGGGGCATTGTCGACGAATATGCCGACATCCCAAGGGTCACCAAGATCGGTGGTCATCAGATCGTTATAGCCGTCGATGCCATCGAAGTTCGGGTGAATTCGGATGTTCTTGATGCCGGCATTTTGAGCGTTCGGCTTAACATAAATACCGCAGGAGAATTGCCGGAGAGTAGACGGCACGCCATCTGCCGCATCGTCGTTATGAAAGCTCTCTAGTGAATACTGTGTGTCCAGTGCGTTTACCGAATCAGGGTTATCCAGAACGCCGCCAGCGGTACGCATGTCGGTGACGCCATAGAGCGTCCTGGTCTTGGCACCAGCACCATAGAAAATAATGTGCGTACCAGAACTATTCTTTTTGGGCACGCTCGGGTCTAGATGCTCCCAGGTATCCAGCGCTGGCGGGGCATAGAACCATTTCCCTGAGTCAAAAGGCAAAAGCTCGTCGCTACACAAGAATATGCCGTGACCGAAATCGACTGGCTTGCCAGTGAGCTGGGCGGCATAGATCCCGGCCCAGTCTATGGACTGAGTGAGAGATGTAACAAACGGATACTGGGCTTGCGCTGCAGCAAGGTCTGATCCGAACCTCTCGGACAGCGGGTGGATATCACCGTCACCGATGGCGCCAAAGTCGTACACGCTGACGCGCTCGCGCATCTTCTCCTGGAACGTCCGGACAATCGCGCCCACACCAGCCTGGATAAACCAGCCGAAGCCACCGACCACGCCAGCAACAGCCTGCTCAATGGCCGTCCGCATGAAGCGGAAGTTCACCGCATCCTGTTCGGCAACCGGGTCTGCCAGATCACGGATGCCATTGCCCTTGGCGCGGTACCATCCACGACCGTCCACATCAGTAGAACCCAGGGTAAGCGCCCGCACTGCACCACGGTACAGTTGCTTGAGCGCCTGCCAGATCCGGTCATAGTCACGGTTCACCGTGCTAGCGAGGAAATCACCATTCTCCTGGTAGTCGTTCAGGCGCTCGAACGGCACGTTGAGGACCAGGTACACATCGGCGCCGACTGCTGGCGCCGTGGTGAAGGTGATGGTGCTGGTGGGATTGCCTGCGCCGGTGATGACGTATCCCGACGTCTGCTCTACCCCATTGAGGAAGACGTCGAGATCGGTGGGCAAGATGAGCAGGAATGGGATGGTAAAGCTGTTGGTCACCCCGTTCCCGACGTAGCGTGCTTCTGTTGGTCCTGCTGGAACTGCCATGGTGGCCCCCTGGTGCTGGCGGGCTAGTAGTCGACTTGCACCTCGTGCACGCCCGCGTTGGTGCGCCAATCGTCCCGCCGTACTTCCGTCGGTTTCCCGACGTTCCGGCCAATGCGCACAGGGGTTTGGGCGATAGCGCCAGCACCAGAATCGAGGTAGTCATCATCCTGATCGGTGAGCGCTGGGTTGAAGTCGCGCATCTGGTCCCAGAGCGGGCCGCGCAGCACGTCCACGTGGGCCCACAGGAAGCTGGCCGACAGTGGCGACTCCAGGGCGTCGAGGATGCGTTTTTGCTTGTTGGTGCTGCTGTGCTCTTCCCCTACACCACACCCCGTACCCTTGAGGGCCTGGCGCAGAATGGTCGGGACGAAACCGCCAGGGCCGTTCGTCTCCACTACCACACGGGTGATCTGGTACTTGATGACCAGGTCGCGGACCTGCTTCACCTGCCCGCCAGTGATCTTCTCGGTACGCTCATCGAACTCGGCGATCTCGCCTTCCAGGCCTTTGCACACCTGCCAATACAGCTGGCCACGGGCATCGGTCAGGATCAGCGAGAAAGCCGACGCGTCCGACTTGATCTTGCCGAGGGAGCAGTCCCAGTACGCCGCGGCCCCGACGATCTGGGTGGTGCCCAGGTACATGGCGCAAGCGCCGTTGGCGTAGCGGATTTCCGGCTCGATGGCGTAAGGGATCATGCGTGCCGGGTCGAGGCGTACATCGGTAACCGGCTTGCTGTGCAGCTGGTACTGGCTATCCCATTCGTTGATGGTGCGGGTTTCCACCCGGCGGTTCTGCAATTCGATAAGGTCGAAACGCTTGGGCCAGGCGCTGCCTGCATAGCAGTCGATCAGCGTGCCCGGGGCCTCCAGGAACTCCAGTTGCAGCCCCTTGAGCAGAAAGTCTTTGCCCTCGATCAGCACGCGGGCATGCTTGCCGATGCCAGAGAACACGACCTCCGGCACGAACGGCAGGGTGTAGTGGGTTTCCTTGGCCAGCTGAATCCTGTGCTCCTGGGCGAACATGCGAATGGTCAGGCAGTCCGCACCCATGGCCTCGATCTCGTCGTACAGGCTGTCATGGGTATGCGGCGTGCCGATATACAGCTTGCTGCCACCGGGCACCAGGATGTGCGTTTGCTCACCCAGGCGGTACCGAAGCTTCTCCCGGGCCTCCGGGGTGGCGATGTTTCTGGGCACCTCAACGTCGTCGTTCTGGCACTCGTCAGCACGGGCCGAGGTGACGTTCGACAGAATGCCCTTGGCAAACATACTGGCGTTCCGGAAGTCGGCAGCGCCTTCAACCCACCACTGTTCGACCGTGCCCTGGTTGGGTGGCAGCAGATGGCGGGTCAGCGGATGGTTGCGGATGACGTTTTGGGTATCGCGGCTGGTCTTGTAGGCCGTGTTGTCGGCCTCGGACTGGTGCAGGATCCGGAAGGCTGGCTCCTTGTAGTACCGCCAGGCGTTGTAAATCGCCAGGATGGTGGACTTGCCGAAGCCCCGGAAACAACGCAAAACGGCCAGATGGCCCTTGGCCTCCAGCCATATCAGCGCCCGGACGTGAATATCCGGGACCTCCCACCGCATCCGCTTTGCCCAAATCAGGAAGAAGACCAGCAGGCTTACTTTCTTCTCTGGCTCAGTGGACATTCCCGCCCTTCTGCATCCGCTCGATGATGGCCTGGGCTTCGCGCTCTGCCGCCGCCAGCTCGCCGTCCAGCTCGTCGATCTCCTTGCCGGCGTCCGGCGCAGGCTTCTGGCGGTTCAGGATGCCGGCGATGTTTACCACCTTGAGCAGCAGAGTCATGGTGGCGGCGGCGTTCTTCTTGCACCAGTAACGGTCGCCCCGCTCCTGCTGGGTCAGCTCGGCCGGCGGCTTATCGGCGCCGGGCCACTGGTGCGGGTCCACCTCGGTGATCACCACTTCGCCCAGGCGCTCGGTCAGTGCCTGTAGCCTTACTATCTGATCGTCGCGCATATCAGCGACCTCCTACTGCGGCACCCAGCGACGGGGCGCGGTCTGGCGACATCTCGCCCGGCTCCCACCAGAACTCTTGGTTGAACTCTCGAAGAGCGCGGCGTTGCATCCGGCCGGTGTAGCCCGGCGAAAGCACCTCCTGCATGTCATGTATAAGGGCGTGCTCAATCGCAGCCTTCGTGTACCAGCTGCGGATCAGCGGGGTGTTCTGATAGCCGATCCGGAGAAGGTTCGCTCCTACGTCGGCCGGCTCAGTTTCTTTGCCAGCCAGGGCGTTGAAGATTGGCTCGCCAGCAGTCATTCCGATATCCAGGGCGGTGCCGATCACAGGCCCCGCCAAGCCCACCAGGTTGGGCTGGCCACCACGGTTATCACCCCCGAGACCGGTATTGAGGATATCCCCAAGAATGCCCAATCCGCCCCCGCGAAGAGCGGCTTGCACCCAGAACCGCGGATCGTTCATATCCCGGGGGTCGCGACCATTCATGATGTCCATGAGCTGGTTCGTGATTGCGCCGGACAACAGCATCCCTGAAAACAGTGCAGCCGAGTACGCCAGCTTTCCGCCAGTTGATTCGATCTGCATCGCTCGCTTCCAATGCCGCTCGAACATGGCCACGCCAAACGACTTGAACAGGGTGAGATGGCGAAGACCTTCGCTTCCCCAAGTACCAGCACGCATACCGTGTCGCAGGGTGGCGCGCGTCATCAACCCTGGGTTGATTGATGTGAACTCGGACTCTTCCTGGATGTAGCCGAGTAGCTTGCCGATGGCATCGTTCTTCTGCTTCGCGCTGAAGTTCGTCAGGCTCGCCACCGACTCTGGGGTAAGCATCTGCTGCCCGCGCCAATCCTCTGGACTGGCCGCCTGCCAAACCTCCCAGTCATCCTTGGTGATCCCATAACGCTCAAGTCGCGCCTGTAGTTTGGGATCTTCACCCCACCCCTTGCGTGTATCGGCAGCCATACGCGACATCAGCTCAACCGAAAACCCGCGCCTAACTGCCGAAGTCCAGCCCTGCAACAGAGTCAGCTTCATGGTGGCGTTAGCAAGTTTTCCGGTCCATCCGTTCGCCAGCATGTCGCCGTGCAGCGACACCAGGTCATTGGTGATGCTGTCCATCGCCAGCGACAGCTTCGCCGCATCGGCCCGGTAATCGGAAGACGCACTCTTGAGCACGCTCACCAATGTTTTTCCCATGGGCAAGCCGTGGTGTGCCGCAGTGATCGCCAGCGAGCTTATATCGCCAACAATGGATGATACGAGGGTGGCTTGGAGCTTGGCGGCCACCATGAAGTTGCGCAGGCCCTGGTTGAACTCCGCGACCCTGGAGTTAACCGGCACGCCAAGGTTTCCGTTAAGGACATTCCAAACCATATCCGGGGTGGCGCCAAACTCGGTACGTGCAAGCCATCCTTCTTCTGGGTCCTTCCCGGTAGCTGTGTCATGCAGCAGCCGGTAGGTCTGGTTGGCGTTTGGCCCGAACTGTTCAATCAGGACCGTGTCCTTGATCTGCGAGCGCACTGAGTTCTGCATGGCCTCGAATACCGACGTTGGCCCGTAGTTGGTCATGTACTCCAGGTAGGAATCAGCATCCTTGAAGTGAATCTGCCGGTGGGCCTCATCAAACTTGGCGCCACGACTTGAGCCATGGCCAGCACCTGGCGTCATCTTGTTAAGGCCGCCGGTTTTGAGTGTTTCAAACGCTGCTCCAAGAAATTCCATGACCTTGGCATCGTCCATCTGCGTGCCGTCTTCATTGAGGTAACGACGCCGGTCGAGCCTGCTCAGCACAAAGCTCGACCACAGGTCCTGGCCTGCCTTTCGGATCTTGGCCATGTCATGAGGCTGTGGGAGCCAACCATAGTCAAGCTTGCCGATCATGGCCCCAGCAGCGTTCATGCGCTCGCGCACTGCATCCATCTGCTCTCGCCACGCCTTGGCGGCTTTGGCTGCTATTTGATTGCCAGTGTCCTGCCCATACACCTCGCGGACAAAGTCCCGCTCAGCGACCTTGTTGGTGATAAAGCCCAGGAACTTCGGTGATGCCGCGTCGATAACATCCATGATTGAGCTGAACGCCCGGTTGAACTCACCCTTCATGCGGGTATCAACCTGGCGCATGCGCTCAAACAGTGCGGCGTGGTATGGCTGTTTACCACCAAGGGCTGCTGCTCGGGCTTCCTGATTCGCGAGTTCACGGGTCTGGGCGAGGATGTTGAGGCCCTTACGCTGGGCCTGCTTCTCTACGGCCAGCATGTGGTCAGCCATTGCGGCCTGAGCGGCATGCAGCTGGCGCTGGGCCTCGGACATGGAGTTGAAGGTTGTGGGGTCTGTCCGTGCAAGGTCGCGGACGTGGTAGCTGATCTTGGCTTCGATGGCGTCGGCCTCGCCCTTTCTTAGGGGGCGCCCGATGGCCTGTTCAACTTCTGTAATGCACTGGGGTTTCATGGCCATTGGCTTGCGTCCTATATACGGATGCAGGCAATCTTCCTGGCTTCAAGAGGTCGGTTTCCCGACGATTTCCAGGGACAGTGAAATGAAACTCTCTATTGCAGTGGTTTGCGGGGCAATCCTTCTGTCTGGATGCACGACACAGAACGTAAATTCGTTCGGATCAATCGACCAGTCTCAGAAAACCATAACCGTTCCAGCAGGTGCTGCTGGCTTAACCGGCGGCCTGAAGAGTGCGCTTCAGGCAAATGGCTGGAAGATGACTGTCTATCGCGGCGCTTCGGTGACTGAGGGGGAGCTTGGGGAAAGCACGAAATTGCGACAGTACGATACGTTCAATACCAGATACACCCTTAGGGTCAGGTACAACCAGTTCGACACGTGCCTCAAAGATTTCAAGGGGTATTCCTCATACGACATATCGATGATCGACAACACCTCCGGCACAGAGGTGTTCACGATCGATGGGGAGGATTGCGATACCGATACCATCAAGAAGTTTCGGCAGTTGATATCGGACTGATCAGGATCTCAGTAAGCAAGTGATCGCCGCCATGAATGAGCGCGATTCCTTGACTCCGGCCTGGTACTCGGCTTCGACCTCAGCCAGAGCATCCGCAGCGCGTATCTGCGTTGGATTCCCGTCTGCATCAAAACCGGAGTTGATTACCGCGTCCGGGCGCTGAGCGACGGACTGACGCAATACTTCCAGTTCTGCCGAGGCCTCGGGGGAGAGCTTTGGCCCTTCCGGTGAAACATCTGCTATTTCGCTTTTCGCCGAAGATGTTCCGTCATCAGCCAGACCTGTTGCAGTTTTGGCTGCCGTCGGCACGGATTCGGCCAGAGGCGTTGCGGTCCGTTGCGCAGGTGTTGCATCAGGTTGCGCAACATCTGGCGAGAGGTCTTTGGCGCGAGTGCCATAACCCAGGCCATCCAGCAAGCTGTCGATATCGCCATCCATGGCCTGCTCTGGAGTTCTCGCAGCCTCTACCTGTGCAGCCAGCCTGGTACGCTCAAAGCCCTGGATAATCTGGCCAGCGCGCTCTTCGATACGAAGCTGCATGCGCGCAGGGGTTTCGCCACGCCCCATGGCCGCCAGTTCGCCCCGGGCAAGCTCCCCGGTTCGATTCGCCTGCAGCGATTCTTCCAAGGTGGTGACGCGGTCGGTCAGTTGCTGGCGCTCAGTTTCAATGGCCTGCTTGGCCTGCGTTTCGGCACGCTTGCGGCTCAGGCCATCGGTCTGGAACTGCTTGGCCCGGTCCCGGTAAGTCGCGTCCAGGCCTTCAAGGGTGCGCTGTAGGCCGCCCAGTTCGGTACGAATGTCGGCTACGTTGGGTAGCACGCCGGCGGCATCCTGCTCCAGCTCCTGACGTACCACTGGCTCCAGCTCCTGGCGAGCCATTGCCAAGGCTTCTTCTCGATTGGGACCAATGGCCTCAGGCCGAGGTGGTCGACGCAAGAAATCACCCTTGAACCCATCAATCACAGTGACTGGCTCGCCCCGATCAAGCTGGCTTATCGCCTGGGAAAGTTGCTCCCTGTGCATGCTTGCGCTTGCTGGGTCAACCGGCGCCCCAGGCGCTGCGCCGTCTTCAAAGTGATCAATTTCTTTCTGCGCCAATCCGGCATCAACTTGTTCCTGGGTAGGCCTTGGGCCACCTCGTCGCCCCAATGCAAAGAAGGCAGAGGTAAAGATCAGGTTGGCCAACGAAGACTTGGCATCGAGTGCCTGGTACTGGGCTGCCTGAGCTGAATATCCGCCGCTCTCCAGCAGAGCTGCGGTTGCCGCCTTGCTGCTTATGTCCAATACCTGGTTAGCGCCAACGGCGATCCCATAGTCAGCGATTGGAGAGGCCACGAACCGCGCAGCTGGTATTGCTGCGGTAACTGATGCAGTCAGGCCCTGTAGCGCACCCGCGCCCGCCGCTGTTGGCCTATCAACGCCTTGCGATCGAAGTTCAGAATAGGTTCCCTCACCCATGGATAGGCCGACAGTGGCAGCGCCTGCATAGGGGATACCAGTGAGAGCACCGATACCCATCCTTGCGCCAAAGTCACCAAAGCCGAAAAGAGCCTGGCCCACAACACCAACGGCGCGTGGGTCCGGCTGCATTTCCTTGCCAAGCTCTCGGCGAGCCTCACCTATCTGCTCCCGGCGAGCCCACTCTTCTTCATCAGTGGGGATGTCCAGCGCAATGATCTGGGTGGGGTCGTTACCATACTCGGCAACCTGAAGCGCAAGCTGTGTTGCCCCGTGACCAATACCTTCAAACAGAGGCGTGGCTGAGCCGGTAAACCATCCAGGCTCCGGCAGCTTGTCAGTGCGCTGAATACGGTTGTCCAGGTTTATGGAGTCTGCATCATCAAATCCGTCGAGCCAGCTCATTACGGCTTCACCATGAGTTCTTGAAGGGTCTGTGGGTCTCGCTGCACCTCACCGCCGTTCATGAGGTAGTAATACCCAGGGCGTCGCGGGGCAGCCATCAGCGGCATCCCCTTGAGCAGATCAACCGGCAGTTTGGTTCGCTCAGCCATTTTGTCTATCTGACTACCTACCGATGTGGAAAAGTCGTTGTCACTCATCCCATATGGCTTGATCACCTTGCTGCCAGCCCAGTCAGTAACCCCGCCGGTAGCAGCCTGAACTGCCTGCCTGGAAACATCACTGTCCAAGGTAACGCCATTGAAGGTCTTGGCGTTTCGTTCAGAAAGCGCAGCGTAGGAAGCCTTGTACGCCTGGAATGCCCTTTCGCGCTGATCTGAGCCAGCCGGCATGGAGAAACCAACGGCTTTGTCGAAACCACTCAGGAGCATGTCATCGGTTGGCATAGGCTTGGATTTATCACCCAAGATCTTCCGACCCTCCATGAGGGTCTGCGCCAAACTGGAGCCGTCTGGCAGCCTGTAACCTTGGAAAGCTGCTCGGCCTGCCGTATCAGCGATCTTGTCATCACCCACGAAAGGCTGGATGGCAGCTGCATACTCGGCCTTGTCCTGAGTTGCTGAGCCTATGACGCTGAAGATTTGCAGCTTTGTGCTGTCATCGATCGACTTGGCTGCAGCCTGGATCATGCTGCGCTCTGCTTCCGTCCAAGGCGTTGGCGTCACGGTGAGGCCATCTTTACGCCGGACAGAGGCGGAGACCAAGAATCGCTCCCCCAACTGCGCAAGCAATTGCTGTTGACCTTCTGGTGTGGCTATCCCAGCCAGGCTGATCGGCTCGATCTGCGTACCGTTGGTGATGGCGCTGTAGGTGATTGGGTCGGAGTCGCGCAGTTTCTTGCGCTCATTTCTAACTGACTCCAGACGGTTGAGGTTCTCCACATCGGCTGCACTGGCCCCGTTCTGCTGCATGCCTGCTTTCAGTTGGGTCAGGAACTGCTCCTGCTGAGCATCCGGAAGCCGAAGGAACTGCTGGGATGCATTCATTTGCTGAATACGGGTCTCATATTCACCGGCCACAGATGTTCCCGAAAGGGCCGACCTCCAACGCTGCTGGTCAGCCACCGTAGGTGGGACGCCCAGAGAGGCCTGCTTATCCATCTGCGCCAGAACCCGCTCAGCCTTTACCTCGCGCATCATCGCCTGTTGTTGCTGATGCTGTTGCACCTGGTAGATCCGGCCGGTGACCGTGTTCAGCAGCTGATTGCGCTTTTCTGGGTCCAGCTTGCCGGCATAAAAGCCGTCAGCCGCGGTAAGGTCGTGCTCGATCTGCTGCAGGGTGCCGAGGCCATCACGCGCCGCGACCACCCGTTGGGTGGCCTGTGTGGTCCAGTTGGCATCCTTGGCTTCCTGCTTCTTGGCTGGCCACATCTCGCCGTAGGCCAGGCGCCCGGCCATGTCCATGTCCTCGCCGTCGAGGCGCGAATTCAGCTTGCCGATATCGACCCCGGGCATGGCCGCTTCCTTGCCAATCAGGTCAAGCCGCGTGGCCAAGTCACCCTTGGCAGCGTCAGCACGGGCGCCGATGGCCAGCTTGCGGATGCCCTCTTGTCCAGCCAGCTGCAGGCGCTGCTGGGCCAGTCCCATACGCTCTATTTCTGGCTCAGACAACCCGGAGAATTGCAGGGGCTCAAGCTTCTGCACTGCGCTGGTGTAGGCCTCTTCCAGCTTTTCGTGGCTCAGCGTGCCCAGCCGCACCTGCTCGGCCAGGTCGCTGTTGATGGTGCTGATCTGCGTCTCACGCTCGAACAGCGCGTTGCTGGCTCGCACACGTGCCAGTGCAGAATCCTCACGCTGTTTCTGCTCCAGAGCGCCAAAAGCCGTGCGCTGCACGGTGTCGGCAATTTGTTGGGCACCACGGGATTGCAGGCTGGGGTCCATGGTGATGACGCGGTTCTGCTGGGCATCAGGCAGGACGCGGGGCACTGCTGGCCCGGTTGGGATGACTGCCATCAATTACCTCCTGGCTGCGTTACATCGCCGTTCTTACCCTTGGCGCTGGCCTTCCACATGCCGTACTGGGCGCCAGACGAAAGAACCGAGCCAATGGCCTGGGAGTTGGCCGCCGACTTCTGCTGCTGCCCATAGATCGACATGTTCGCCGCATCGGTGTAGCCGCGCTTCCGCTGTTCTTCACCGTTCAGGATGGTCATCACCGCATCTTCCTCGGCGTTCTGGTAGATCTCCTGATTGATGTTCAGGGCTGTTCCGGCGCCGACCTCAACGCCCGATGCAGCAAGCGCGGCATTGGCCTCACCAGCCTGGTTGCGCGCCAGCTTGCGAATACGGTCGGCCTGCACCTTTGCGGCGCTGGCGGCGTTGTCCGCATCGATCTGGGCTTGCTCCGACTGGGCGTCAGCGTTGAGCTGGGCCTGCTTACCCTGCTGTACTGACGAGTAGGCCGAATACGCAGTGGAAGCCACCAGGGCAACCATTGCAGCGGTTTCAATTCCCATGATCTACCTCCATCTTGAAAAGCGGCCCCACGTAGGTGAAGCCAAGCCGGCGGTAGAGCCGGGAGGTACCTTCCACGCTGATGCCCGTAGTGATGCCCATGTGAATTTCCTTGGCGCCCTTGGCCTTGGCCCACGCCTGGAACGCCAGCACCAGCTTCAAGGCAATTAAGCCCTGCCGCTTGCTGGGCTCGATGAAGATCGAGTACTCGTAGGCCAGCAGGTCGTCGCTGAACCACTGTTCGGTAACGGCGCCGGCGAACCCGCCTACCACTTCGCCGTTGACCTCGGCAGCAAAGACCACGCCCAGGCCATCAATCAATTGCCCAAGGAAGTTGCCGACCTTCTCGGCGTTGAAACCTGTTCTCGCGTAGGCGCTGGAGTCGTGCAGCAAAGTGCCCAGCTCGACCAGGCGCGGGATATCGTCATGTGTAGCAGGCCGAATCATGGTGATTCCTCAGTCGTTGATGGTCATCTTCTTGATGACGCAGAGCAGGTGGAACGGCAGGGGCTGGTCTTGGGTGATCTCGATCGAGGACGCGCCCCGCTCCCATCCAAGGTTTTCTAGTCGGTGATCACCACTGAATAGGGGTGGCGGCTTGTCCAAGGTGTTGGAGCCAAGGTTGCGGAAGGCGATGGTTTGGCCGTTCACCTTGCAGCCGGTGGTTTCCAGGAAGCGCAGGGTTACCTCGGCACAGCGCATGCTGTTGCCCTGGGCGCTGCCGGTACCGCCCTGAACTTCAGGGGTGAGGGTCTTGATGGTGCTGGTGAAGTGCAGGCCGATCTGCACATCGAAGGCATTGCGCGGGATGGTGACTTGGCCACCGACCACAACCTGCTGCTGCATGACCACGCCGTCTGCGACGATATCGACGGTCTTTCCTTCCAGGTGAGCCAAGCCGCCCCACGTCGCCTGCCCGGCCTCGCTGGTGGCGAAGATCCCGTCATCAACCTGGCAGCCATCGACGAAACGCTCGATGTAGCGCACGTTCTGGCCATTGATGTTCCGGCGAACAATCGCCCAGATCTGGTCGCCGTCTTCGGTTGGTATGGCTGCCACGGATTCGAAGTAGCCATCGGTGACCTGCCGGGCCCAACCGACCACGTCCTGGTCACGATCCACGGTCATGGTTGCCATCACCCCGTCGGACCTGACCAGGAACAAGATGCTTTCCGGCTCCTGCTGGTAGGCCATCGAAATAATCCCCGACTTGGTGGCGTGCTCGGACAGCACAGACATGTCGGGCGAACCGTAGCTGTCGGAGTCGTACTTGTAGGCCATGGCCCGCAGCTTGCGGCCGGCGCGCTGTATGAAGTACAGCTCGTTGCCGATCCGGACTGGGCGCACTCGGTTGCAGCCGTAAACCGAGGGGTTCTTCGACTGGATGTTGGTTGGGGTTATGGGCTTCTCGACGCCTCCGGTAAGGGTGAACTCGCCGCCGTAGGTCAGCGGGATCAAGGCGTTCATCTGCGCCATGTGCAGGATTGGGTTGATCTGGTCGGAGGACAGGTTGAACGAGAAGGCATCGTCATCCTTGGTGCCCAGTTCGAAGTTCAGGTACTCGCCGGTGCGAGACTCCCAGATGGTCTGGGGGAAACTGGGGGAGCCGGCCACGGCCAGGCGTTGCTGGTACAGAGTGCCGCTGCCTGGGTAGCCGTCAACGGCATTCCAGACGCTAGCCTCAAGGGTCCATGCGTTGGCTGGCGCCGCCGTGGCAGACGTAGGGGCAACCCTGATGACCGCCGAGACAACGGTGGTGCTGGTGAACGCGGTGATCTCCACCAGGCCGGTGTTGATCTTGACGAACTTACCCACGTCGTCGGAACGCCAGCCAGCAGCGCCAAGCGTCATGGTCACCACTGCGCCCACCGGGCTGAAAGCGCTCAGGGTATTGGTGGTCTGCGGGCTGCCCTTCATCGACCACGACGGCAGGCTGGCCGACGGGAAGGCGTTCAGCACGTCAACTGTGGCCACCGTGCCGCTGGTGACGCCAGTGATCCTGGCCACGCCGGCGCCTGACCAGACCTCGCGGCCAACGTCAGCAGCCAGGAAGGCAGAAACCGCCGAAGTCAGCGTGCGGCCTGTGCCCACCGATGGATCACTCAGGGTGATGCCGGTGGCGAAGTCGATGCCGCGCTCGTCGAAAGGCTTGGTCACGAATGGCGCCGGGGCCAGGCTCCACTCGGTATTGGTGATCCGGCGCAGGCGGTTGATCTCCACGCCCTGGTGGAACAGGAACATGGTGTCGGCGCCCTGCACGAACTCGATCTGCCGCAGCATGGCTTGGCTGTAGGGGCTCACCAGCTCGACGCCAGAGTACGTGCCGTCCGGGAAGTAGATGCGCACATACAGGTCACCGAACTCACACATGTAGGCCTGAGCGGTGTTGAACACGTAGGGAATCAGGATCGCACCACGGTCTGCGTACTTGGCCGAACCGCAGTGCAGCGTGCCGTAACGGCGCACACCGCCGCCGTGCACCACCGGCCACACGTTCTCCATCGTCATGGCGCCGTTCTGGTACCGGGCGATATCGACACGGCCATACATGCGGGGCGACAGCTCGCCGGCGGTGAAGTTGGTCTGTATCAGCGTGACCCTGGCCATCAGCGGATACCCCAGCCATTGCCGAAGCGCGACTGCAGCAGGTGCTCATTGCCGAGGGTCTGCGGCGGGTCTTCCTGCCCATCGGCAGCCTTGGCCTGGCGCAGCAGCTGGGCCAGCTTGGCTTCACGGCTGTCCCGTTCCGAGGTCGATTGGGTGATCGGATACGCCAAAACCGCAGCCATGGCCGCGGTCATCAGGTCCACCAAGTGGGAATCCCAAGTCGCCTCTACCTCGTTCTGGAACACGTAGCGCAGTTCCAGGACAGAGGTGTCGGCCAGAATCCGCCGCGCTTCGACCAGGTAATCGATCTGCATGTCTTTGGTGCCCACCTCCAGCACACGGAGGCAGTCGGCCGGTAGTGCGAACGCATGCGGGTAGCCAAAAGGGGGAATCTCGGCCAGTGGCGCCAGCACGATGCGCTTGATGCAGCAGTTCCACGGGTGGGCCCGCAGGATGCTGTCACGCTGGAACGGGTACAGGTTCGCGCACAGCTTCGCCCGATCGAGGTTGTTCTGGTCGGCAAAGTCGTTGATGGTCTGGGCGCCCAGCATTAACAGCGCGTTGGAGCAAATGGTGACGCCAGTTGCCATTGCCATGCTTTGTGTCTCCTGAAAAAGCACCGGGGCCATCAGGCCCCGGCAGGTGAAACGCCATCCATGGCAGTCGCGCTCAGTTCTGGCCGGCGTATTGCGCCACCAGGGTGATCACTTGCCCGGCCTGCAGGGCCGCGCCAGCAACGGTGGAGAACAGTTCGCTTTGGTCAGTGGCTTGGCCTGGCGCCACGACGGCAACATCGAACAGGCCGCCGTTGGCATACACAGCTTCGGCAGTTGCGTTACCTGCCGCCGCTACCGACGTCGCGGCCAGGTAGCGTGCCTGGCTAACGGTGTCGCCCAAGTTGAGGGTGGAAGAAGCGGCGCCCGCCCCGAAATAGAGCTTGGTGGTGGGCAGAAGGCGTGCGCCCAGCGGGAGCGAGCCCCACTTGATCTTGTCCGCGATGGGCACACCACCGGCTGGGACGGTGTAGGTGCTGACAAGGATCTGAACGTCTGCGCCCTGCTGGTTGAGCTTCACCAGCTGCTGCGGGAGAGCCGCGCGGGCTGCGGCTACGGAAGAGTTTACGGTTGCCATGGTTGGCTCCTTTCAGGAATGGATGACCGAAGCCGCTTACGCGGCCTCAGTGACGGAGATCTCGACGACCTTCTCTTCTTCAACCCGCACCGCACCTACGGCCATCTTGGCATAGACGCGGGTGTTGAAGCCCTTGCCCGGGTCTTCACCAACCTTGGTGGTGATGTCCTTGCCCTTACCCAGGATCATCCCGGACTTGGTCCAGGCGTACAGGCGGCGGGTAGCACCGTCGTACGGGGTGCGCTCGGAAGGAACCCAGGTGAAACCCATCCACTTGCCTTCGACGTCGCCCTCCTGCAGGAAGCGACCGGCCAAGTAGTCAGCGCTGGTCAGGGTTGGGTCAGCCAGGATGTCCGCTGCTGCCTGCGCGCTGTAGGTGATGAACAGCTCTTCACCCGCGTGGTTATCCGCCTCGTTCTTCCGGAACAGCTTGCGCGCCTGGATGATCTTGGCCTTGGTCAGGCCAGTACCACCAACGGCGATCTTCTGGGTAACCGGAAGCTGGATAACGGCACCACCCTGGGTGCTACGGGAGCCGCCACCGAAGGCCGCGATGATTTCGTCATCCTTGGCGCGGTTGAGCGCCGCCACCATGGCCTTGACGTAATCAGAGGTCGGATCGACCAGCATGCGTACCTTGTCCAGGTCGTCGATCATGTCGCCATCGTCCCAGTCGAACAGGTCGACAAAGCGAGTCGAGTGCGGTTGGTCGTTGATCGGGGTGTCGGCGTGGCGCTGGGTGCGGCGCTGCGCGGTACGCTGGCCCAGGCGGTTAACCGATTTGGACATACCCACAATGTTGGGCTCGATGGACACGCAGCGCTCCAGGCGAGAGGTCATCTGCTGGGCAACGTGGCGGAAGTTGTCGGCGAACTGTTGTACGAACGCCTCGGTGATCTGGAAGGACATACGGTGCACTCCAATGCGGATTCAGGGATTGCCTTCCGGGTGTCCGCTGGGCGGGCCGGGATTCCTGGCGTGCATCGGCTTTGCTGCGCCTGGGGCGTTCCGGGTATCTGCGTGCCACCGCAGGCCGGCCCGGTATCGCTACCGGGATGCCTGTGATGGTCGGAGTTGCGGGGTGTCGGTTTCCCGACTATTTGGCGGGAGCGCTTATGCGCCCAGACGGGAGGGCTGCTTGTTGTACTTGGCGGCGTAGAGCTGATCCAGCTGGGCGCGGATCTGCTCGCGCTTCGGGTCGTGGGACGGCAGCGCGTCGAGCTGGGAACGCAGTTCGGCGGTCTTGGTAGCGAAGTCCTGCTCACTGACTACGCCATTGCTGATCAGGGTGTCCTCGGCCAGCTCCTTGCCGATATTGGCGGTGAACGCGATGAAGTCCGGGTCGTTGCCATACTTGGCCATCAGGTTCTGGAAGCTGCCCGGCTGGCCTTCTGGGCTGGCGAACGACTCGGCCGCGCGGTACGACGACTTGAGGTTGGTCTGCATGGCCTGGTCGTCAGCCCATACGGTCTTGAGCGCCGCGGTGCAGTCTTCGTTGCTGAGCTGGGCGCCGCCCTGAACCAGACCAGGCGCCGCCTTCATGTACTCGCCGATCACGTACTCGACCTGGGCGTTGGTCATGCCTTTGGCGTGGGCACCCTTCAAAAACGACTGAGTGGATTCATCAGCCTTGAACTCGTCCCAGTTGAAGCCCTCGACGCCTTCCAGTTTGACGGAGTACTCGCCAGCGTCCTTGGGCGGCGCATCACCGGAGCCCATGCGGGTTTCCAGGTGCTTGTAGGCCTCGGCAACCTTCCGCGACGATGCTTCAAGATCAAGGCTGCCGTCCTCTCTGTTGGTGCGGTACTTCTCGGGAATCCAGTCGTTGGTTGCGCCAGCGTTCAGCACGGTGGTTGCTGGCGGGGTTGCTGCAGGGGCGCCACCGCTTGGGTCGCCGCCCTCGCCTGCTTCCTGGTGCAGGAAATGGCCGAGACGGCCGTGGATGAACCAGTTCACTTGGCACCCCCGAAGTCTTCAACGCGGGTGTTGATGATGCCCAGGTAGACGACCATGGCATCAGCCTGCATTTTCAACAGCTGGCGTTCACGCTCGGGAAGACTGGCATACAGGGGCGTGGCCAGGAACGCTTCCAGCTTGGCGATGCGGTCGGCCAGCTGCTCGCACTCGGCAACCACGCGCTGCTGGTGAAGCGGAAGGTGGCCGATGTCACCCAATTTCAGGTTGGCGGCCTCGAATTGCTCCTTGGGGCACCAGCTGATGAAACCTTTGTGCGCTGGATGATTCGGCGTGCCGCCGTCGGTGTACTCCACCAAGTAGCCCTCGTCCGCACCATTGGTGTTTGGATCAATGGCGCGATCGATGTATTGCAGGAAAGCTGCGCGGTTCATCGCTACTGCAACGACGATCTTGGTGCCGATGTAGTGAGTCATGGTCAGTTCTCTTCTGGTTGGTCTTGCACGCCATTGGCGCGATTGATGCGGAGCAGGATGTGGTCCAGCACCTCGCGGTGGCCGGCCTGCAGGTAGGTGCGGAGAACGGCGTCGATGCCGCCCACGGTTACTGCGTTCTTGCTGAAACGCTGGATCAGGTGCTCGAGCACGATCACGCCCTCGGCGTGCTGCTCGAACACCCGCTTAAACATGGCGTCCATCTGTTCGGGGGTGTACTGGGTCACGCGGCTGCTCCTGGTGCTTGCTTGACTGCGGCTTGGGTGACGGCCTGCTGCATGGCCATCTGTTGCTGCTGCTCGATCGCGGCCTGCTTGGCCTCAGCTCGTTGCTGGCGCACCTTGTCGCGGTCGGCTTCGGTGCGGATGACGGACGATGGAACGCCCAGGGCTTCGCCACGGAAGCGGGCGGCGGCGTCCAGATCGACGTTGTCCATGGCGTCTGGCTCTTGGCCGGCGGCCACCTGGGCCTGCGCTGCTGCGGCGCAGCCGGCGACGTACTGGTCAATGGCCGTTACCTCTTCCAGCTTCTGGGCACGGGCCAGCGGGCTGAGGTAGCGAACGGTGTAGGGACGATTGGCGAGGCTCGCCGGAGGCTGCCCGAGGATGCCGGCGCGCATGGCGATACCGAAGCAGCGCTCGATCAGGGGTTGCAGGTACTCGGTCTGGAGCCGGCCGTAGACTGGGCCCAACAGCTGACGAATCAGGTTCACCCGCACATGCACTTCGGTGGCGGTCATCGCTGGGCCGTCCTGGGCCTGCAGCTGATCGGCCATCAGGGTCTTGCGGATCGCGCCCTGCAGCCGGGTGATGCGGCTGTCGGAGTAGTTGAAGTTCGACCCGCTCTGCAACGGCTTCATGCTGTCGACGGAGTTGGCCACGATGATCTTGCGCGGCCCGACCTTCACGGTGCGGGGGTTCAACACCCCGTCATCTTCGGCGATCCACATGCCGGCGATGGCCAGGTCGCCCGCGGCCATATCCATGCGGACCATTTCGTTCAGGGTGCGAGCGTCTGGCAGTGCCTCGGCAACAGGGCCGGTGGCGTAGACGCTGTCAGGAATCATCATCCAGCGCGGCACGACCACAGGCATTTCGTGGTAGCCGGATTCGCTGACCAGCTTCTTGGCAGCCACCTCGACCTTGCAGGAAGCGATGGGCATGTTCTTGGCCAGGCGGGCCCCGACCACATAGCTGGTGCGCGGGTAGATGGCGTGGACAAAATCGACCAGGTCCTGTGGCTTGTCCTTGGCCAGCTTGCGCGTAGTCTCGCTGACGTTGCCTTCCCCGAACTCGTTGACCGCCTGTTCGGCGGTGAGCTTGTACGAGCGGTAGACGGTATCGATCTTGCCGCCCGGCTTGGATGCCGAGCAGTAGACGCCCGAAATCGGCCACAGGTCGAAGAGGTAGCCGCCCTTCTCGCGGTCCTGGTCGATATACAGGGCGAACCAGCCAGCACACACGACGTCGAGCAGGCCTTCGAAGGCTGCCGCGTCGAAGTTAGAAGCGTGGATGTTCTCCCAGATGATCTCAGCAGAATCGCTCAGGAAGCGCTTCTCGTCCTCGGTGGCATTACCCACGTCCATGCCAAACCACAGGCTGTTCGCGGGGGTAAGGCCGGACTGCACAGACGAAGACAGGGTTCGGGCCGCGTCGGTGGTGGTGCCGTCCAGGATGCGCGCCTTGCGGTTCAGCGCCTCCTGGGCGGTCATCACGTCGCCGTAGAACCCGTTTCCGCGCATGGGATACGTGTAGTCGAAGCAGTCGCGCCAGACCTGCTCATGCGGCGAGCGCAACGACTTGAGCGTGCTCAGGGTCTTGCAGATCTGGTCAGCGTTCATGCCCCGAGGGTCCTTTTTCCTTGCTCGATGACGGTGCCAGCAGCGCCGGCAGACGACAGCAGGCTGCTCTGGCCCTTGCGGCGACGCTGGGCTGCGGTTTCTTCGTTGGCCTTCTTGGCGGCCTCGTCGGCTGCCTTCTGGGCGGTGACTGCCGGGTCTTCGGTCTGAACGACCTTCGGCTTTTTCGGTTTCGATCCCATGGGGTTACTCCTTGCTGGCCGGCAGCTCAGTTACGAGCCAGCCTTCGTCGGTCAGCACGGCGCGGCCTGGTTGGCTGGTCTGCTGCTGGGTGGTGGGCTGTTCGGCTGCTGCCTGAGCGGCGATGGCCTGCTGGGTTTCTTCGGGCTTGAAGAACGGCTCACCCCCAGCGTTCAGGCGCTCGGCCTCGACCTGAGCGGCTTCCTTGGCGCCATCGCCGGTGGCCACGAAGTCGCTGAACCAGTCGCCATGCTCGGCGCCGGCAGGGGTGCGGAAGATGCGATAGCGGCCACCACCGTTGTGCTTGCCGATGTACTCGGGCTCCGGCTGCTGCTCGGTGCTGGTGGTGGTCTGCTGCTGGGTGGTGGGCTGGGTGATCGGCTCGCCCGGGGTCTGGACGGTGAGGTTATCGGGGGCTGGCATGTCTGGAGCCTCGGTGATTGGTGATCAGAGAGGCCCCAGCATCAAGGGGGGAAGGCGTCGGAATCCCGACTATTTGGCGGCGGGGCAAGCGGTGTTGATGTAGTCCTGCAGGGCGGTCAGGGCGCGGATGGCGTCGTCGCCGTCGTTGGCGATTCGGATAATTCGCTCTCCAGCCGCTGGGTCAATGTCGGCTCGCGCTTCTGCATTGCCCAGGCTGGCGGTGCCTGTGCTGGCTCGCACTGCTGGGCAGGTGGCCTTGATTGACAGCCGGCGCTGGCCAGCAGCAACAGCAGCACGCAGATCGGCATTGGTTTGGTTCGCACGTTCACGCTCCTGGGTGTGTTCGGTGTCCAGCTGGGTGAGCAGGCGCTGGGTTTCCTTGCGTGACTCCAAGGAGGCCGTCAGCTCGCTCACACGCTTCGTTTGGGTGTTGAGGCTGGCGCGGACATGGTCGAGGCGCCAAAACGCCAGAATCGAGACGATAGAAAGCGCTGCGATGGCAGCGAGCAGGTATTTGGTCATCGCTGTGCCTCCATGCACTTGGCGTGGCGCTTCAACTGCCGCTCCCAGACGCCCCAGCACCGCTTGTTGCCCGGTGTGCTGCAGTCGTAGCCGGCGGCGTACTTGTACTTGAGCAGGTCGTGGCAGGCCTGGACGTAGTTGCCGGCCAGAAGGTCGCGGCGGGGGGAGCCAGCGCGCCAGGTGCCGATGCCGTACTGGCCGACGAAGTCCATGTACAGATCGAACTCGTCCTGGAACAGCTTCACGCCCGGCAGGCTAGCGGCGAAGGCCTTCTCGTCTTCGGTGATCAGGTTGCGGGCCAGCACCTCAGCGCGCTGGCGGGTGATGGTGTCGCCCATGCGTACGCGGGTGCCGTCCTCCCAGCGCGTCGAGCCGTGGCCGATGGTGGGCACGTCACCCTTGGTGGGGATGACGGCCGTGTCTGTGAACCCTTCGTTGACCTTCCAGGCGCCGAACCCGGCCAGGCTCATGGTCAGCAGGCCGACCGCAATGCGGTTGCGGTTGCTCATGGGCGGCACTGCCCCTTGAGCGCTTCGATGCGCGCCTGGCTCTCTGCGGCCTCGCGCCGGTCCTTGCGGATCTGGAAATACGTGTTGACCAGGAAGCCCAGCAGGGCCAGGGCAACACCACCTACGCCAACCCAGTTCACCTGGGTCAACCAGCCAACCAGGCCCGCCACGCCACCGGCGTACAGTCCTTTGCTGGCCACCGAGGCCCCGACCGCCTCCACAAGTCCTTCCGGGTTGCTCGCCATACTTCTGCTCCTTACTGGGGCTTTCATGGGCGCCTCCAGGCTGGTGACAAAGAAAACCCCGCTCGGTGGCGGGGCATCGATGACACACAGGGTCGGTGCAGCTGGGCGTCGGGTTCCCGACTATTTCGAATTCCAGGCCTCTTGCCAGCACTCCCAGTACTCCTGGGTGATTTTGCTGACGTAGTGGCCGTTGTAGGTGTCCAGGTTCAGGCAGCGCTCTGCGGCCCACTTCTCGAACAGCAGTTTCATGGCCATGCCCTCTTGCTTGGGTTGTGGAGGCGTCCAGCCCAGTTCGATCAGCGACTGCCGTATCTGCTGGTCCTGAGTGTTCAGCACCTGCAGCGCAACCCTTTGGCCCATGTCGCGATCATCGCGTACCTCTGAAACGATCAGCCCCTCTGGGCTGTGGCCGGTCTTCACATGGATCTGCATAGCTCTTCCTCAAGGCTTGGCGTGATACGCCCACCAGTCGCTCGTCGAGCACATGGGCATCTTGTCGCGGGAGTCGTTGGTGACCTTGCACCAGAGCAGCACCAGCCGCTCCCCTTCGCTGTAACGCGGCTCTGCGCCCTGCCGCCATCCAATGAGCGTGGTGCGGGCAACGCCGATCTCGTCCGCCAGCGCCTGGATGGAATACCCAGAGCGCAGCACGGTGGTGATAACCCGGAACCAGTCGATGCGCTTGGGCCCGGGCCGGGAGGTTGGGGGTTCACAGAGCACAACCGGACGCACCGCCATGACAGCGGCGCGCACCGGCTCTGCGAACAGGGTCAGCTGGTCAGGCACTGGCGGCTTCATCGCCGGCGCCCTTCCCTGCCTCACCGCCCAGGGCTTCCAGCGCCAGCTCAGCGAAGCGCAGGGAGAGCTTTTCCAAGGCCTCAGATGCCCTTGGGCTTGAGGCGCGCTGAGCGAAGTCGCTCGCGGTACCGGCCGCAATGGCCATGGTGCAGGCGTTGGTCAGGTCAATCGTTGGGGTTGGCTTGTTCATCGCTGTTGCTCCTGGAGGGCGGAGGTAAACGCGCACGCGCGCGAGGCAGAGCGAGGCGGCGCACTCAGCCGCCCCATGATTTCGGTCATTTCTTCGATGGCCACGGCCAGCGCCAGCGGGTTCTCGTCGAGCTGGAACGGGTGGAAGGCCCGGCGGTGGCCAATCATGTTCTCGGGCTCCCCGTGCCTGGTCAGGTCGAGGTCCACAGCCAGAAGCAGCCAACCATCAACACCGATCTCTTGTGCAAACCACGTCAGTTTGTTCATGTCCTTCCCCTAGAACTCTTGATAGGCCCAGCCACCGCCTGCCTTCTTGGTCTTGGCGGTGACGGCAATGATCTTGAAGGGGTACATGTTGGCCGCGATCTTGGTCTTGACCTTGGCGTCGTCAGTCCAGAAGCCCTTGACCTCATGCAATTGCATCTCGCCGCTGGAGAGCATCACGGCGAAGTCAGGCGTGTAGAACGTGTTGTCAGCCAGGCGCAGCTTGATCCCCTCGAACTTGTACCAGGCGATATGGCCCACAAACTGGCGGTCCTTGAGGTGCTCTTCGTAGGCCGCCTCGGTCTTGTTCATTTCGCCGGTCTTGAGTCGACCAAGGGCCTGCAGGCCACGCTTCATTCCGTTTCGTTCAACCATGGGACGGTTCTCGCTTGATTCCGAGCTTGGCCAGCAGCAGAGCGCGTGCGGCCTTAGGGTCTGTGGGGATGTTCTGTGCTGCGATCAGGTCGCGGGCTTCCTGGTGGGAGCGGGCCAGCTGGGCCTTCATGCCGCTTTCGTGCTCGATGCCTTGGGCGATCTTGCCGTCGAGGGGCTGGGCGTTCTGTGCACGGCGCAGGACGATGGCGTAATTGCGTTCGAACTGCTGGAACAAGGCCTTATCGGTGCTCTTGGCCTGGCGTAGGTCGAACGTGCCGGTGGCTTCTGCGGCTACGCGCACGGCCTCGTGGCTGTATTTGCCGAGCAAGGCTTCGTGCCAAGCGCGGTCAGTCGTGGGCATGCCTGCAACTTCCAGACAAAGCTTGCGGAAGACATGCGCTGGTGGCGGCCAGTCGAACTCATCACCGCGTGCCACCAAGGCATTCAATCCGTTGGCCAGTTGGTCCTTGTTCAATCCGCCAAGCACGGTTGCCCAGGAATGATCCGGGTCAGCTGATACGCCGAAACTCGACGTCCAACGGTGGCCGTAAAGCTCCGTCATCTTCACCCATAGCTTGTCCAGCCCCTTCTGCGGCAGCTTCTCTGGCTTCTCGGTCTGCAATTGCGGCTTTGACGCGGTCGACGGCCGACATTGGAGCCTGGCGACCAGGTCGGTTACCTGCGCTGGTATTTGATCCATGAGTGTTCCCCCCGGCTTGCGCCTGGCGAATGAGGTACTGAAGGTGACCAACGAGTTGTTGCTCCCATTGGGCCTGGGTCTTTTCCGTCAACGGTCGGACATGCCAGTAGGTGCGGAAGGCGGCCAGGATCTCCGGTGTCAGCGAAGTGACCGGTACGGAGTTGGCGAAGGCGAAGGCTTTGAAGGTCTTGGGCTCTGGGGCCCAGTCTTCGAGAGGCATGGCAAACGCGCCACGCGCGTTACCAGTACTAGTGCTTTTACCGGATACCGGAGGTAGGTTGCTGCTCCCGCCCTCTCCTGATTCTCCGTTGGTTGCTGCTCCATCCTCTGGAGAGCCGGAAGCCCCGTTTTCATTGGCTTCTGGAGATTCTTTTGATGGTTGTTCCTGTGGTTGCTGCTCTGGTTGCTCCTTGGTTGCTCCTGTTTTGGACAGACCATCACTGGTTGCGAGCGGGAGCTGGAGGACCAAAGGGCCAATCGACACGATCATGCCGATGGTTTCGAGGCGTTTGAGAAGGGAGCGGACCTTCTGGCGGGTAATTTCTGCTGGCGCATGGCGGCCGGGCAGTGGCGCGACGTATAGAACCTCACGCAGCATCTGCTCGCTAAATCTACGCGATTTCCCTGCGATGCCTGTCCGGTAATCCATGAACCGACGGATCGCACAGTACAGCTTGAAGGCCTCGGCCGGTTCCTCGGCCAGGGCGCCCCACTCGTCGTCATTGATCTGGAAGGCAGGCACGGGCCTACTCCTCGTCGTACAGCTGATCGACGTGCTGCACATGCTCCATCCAGCGCTTAGCCTGGTGGAGGATGGCTTCGATGTCGCTCTGGTTGAAGCAGCGCATCTCTGTCGGGACGATTTTTAGGTCCAGCACGGCGAGGATCTCGCTGAACTGCTGAAACTTCTCTGGCTTCATCCGGCTGATGGTCGCTTCGTCGCAACCCACTGCAACTGCTACGGGTCCATTCCCCACGGACGCAAGGCGCTGCATGAGAACGGCCATGTTCTTGCGGGACCTTACAACCTGGTCCTGGCTTAATTGCGTCGTCGACATGATCAGGCCGCCGATTGCGAGTCAGCGTGCGGGTACAGATCCGGACGCAGCTCATGGCGGGAAATGCCGGTAGCGGTCTCGACCGGCAGAACGCGCTCAGCCGGAATCTTGCCGGTAGAGCACCAGTGCTGAACCGCCTGGGGTTTGATATTCAGCAGCCTGGCCAGCTTCGACTGGCCCCCTACGGCCTTGGCCGCTCGGGTTGGGGCGTTGTCACTCATAGCAACCTCTCCAATGAATTTGTAGAAATCCTACAAATGCACAGAGAAATCTACAAGCAATATTTGCAATGATGCTTGTAACAACAAAAGGTATTTTCAGGCGATGACTACTATCGCAACCCGTATCGCCGAGGCCAGGAAGGCCCTCAACCTCAATCAATCCGAGCTTGCACGCTCGCTTTCGGTCACTCCCCAAGCCGTTCAAAGCTGGGAGTCTGGCAAGTCTCGCCCTAAGGGTGATCGCCTTGAACGGTTGGCCACTAAGCTCGGCAAGAGCGTTGACTGGGTTCTAACTGGGCGCGAAACAACCTCCGGTACCTCATTCGCATCCCCTAGCATCACGGCATCTTTTGTCGAGCAGTTCCGCCAGAAGGTCTTTGAATCCAGCGATTCCCCTGAGGCCGCAGAAGTCAAGATTAAGCTCATCTCCGAGTATCTGTTGGCATCTGAGCAGATGAAGCAGGCCACTCAGTCGATGCGCGAGCTGTTGATCAGCGACATGAAAAGCGGTGCATGGTTCTCGAAAATTGAAGACCCACGCCTGATGATGCATATTTTTTTCCTCACCCAGGGCGCTGCTTTGGGCCGGTTGCTTCCGCACGAGTTGGAAGCACTCGAAAAAGCGAGTGACCGACTGAAGGCGATTCAAGAAGCAGAAGAAAGCAAAAGCTAAGCGACCATCAATGAACAAGCCCGGCAATGCCGGGCTTTTTTGTGCCTGAAAGAATCCCCTCCAGCCCTTGATCTACAAGGCTTTTACAAATACCTTGTAAATTTTCTTGCCTGAAATTACAAAAAACACTTGCAGCAATACAATGCTCGCTTGTAGATTTCGCTCATCCGGACCTCCCCGAACCTTCGCGGAAGACCTGATGAGCTCTTTACACAACCAGACGATTCACCGCGATGGCTTGGAAAGGCTTTGACGCGCTGGGGGTGGGCGGAAACCCACACTGGCTGCGCCGTATAGACCTCGGGGCCGTTGCGATCCTCCCGCACATGCGGGGCCACGGAAGTTTTCACGTCTGCGCCCGTATCGGGCGCTTTCGGAAACCAACCGAGGATTCACCTATGAGCACCAAGTACATCGTCATGCATCCTGACGGCACTGAGCAGCACTTCGAGATCGATCTTCCCGAGATGCCGACCTTGCAAACGCTGCGCAGCTTGATCGTTCCACACCTAGACGGTGGCGACCTGGAGCAGGTCGGCGTTCTCCACGATGGTAAAGGCACCGACATGTTCGTCGATGAAGACGGCCTGTCGAAGCAGTTGCCCCGCAACGACAAGGCCACCGCGATCTACCGCGCCCACTACCTCAAGCAGAACCCAGGCGTTGAGCCCGAGCAACTCGGCTTCATCGCAGGTACCGCGGTCATCTTCAATCGCCGCGTCTGGTTCTGATTCCACCGGTTGGCCTTCGATGCTGAGGGCCAGACGGGGAATCAACCGAGGACTCCACCATGTTCAATCCAACTGCGCAGAAGGTGTTCGACGAGAGCATCGATAGAGCGCTTGCTGTGCCGCCAGGCGAACTGGTGGCCTCTGAAACCGAACTCAGCTACGCCAGCGGCATGGTCAGCTACGCGCTGTTCCGTGGCGATATCACCCATGACCAGGCCAAGTTGATGCATATGCGCATCCATGCTGCTCGCCACCGTCGTGTTGCCCTTCTCTGCCGGCGCCCGCCCGTGCACCAGGAGGTGCGCCATGTCCAATAAATGCCGGGCGGTTATCGCGCCCAACTTCCCGCTGATCGTTGAAGCCCTGCACCGTCAGGGCTTTTTTCTGTTCCGCGATCTTCCCCTGGGCACAACGATCCGCTTCCGCGGTGACATGTGCGTCGTGCGCTTCCCATGACCCAGGCCCAACGCCGGCGCCGTCACCTGATCTGGCGCGGCGCTTTCAACTCCCTCCTTGGCTGGACCGGTTGGCTTGTGCTGATCGGGCTGGCTGACGCCATCACCCGATAGGTAAATCGCATGTCCAGTCAAACCGTTGCGCCTGTGGCGCATGAGCAAAACCTGCATGTCCTGCCGCATGCAGCAACCAGCACCAGCGCCCTGGTGCTCGATGGCGACAGCCTCGACAAGATGATGCGCCTGGCCGAAGTCATGGCCACCGGCCGCGCCACGCTGCCCAAGCACTTCAACGGCAACCCAGCTGACTGCCTGGCCGTAGTGATGCAGTCCATGCAGTGGAAGATGAACCCCTTTGCTGTTGCCCAGAAGACTCACCTGGTCAACGGCGTGCTTGGCTACGAGGCGCAGCTGGTGAACGCAGTCATCACCACCTGCGCTCCAGTCGTCGACCGCTTGCATTACGAGTGGTTTGGCGAGTGGGAAAAGGTCATCGGCAAGTTCGAGATCAAACGGGGGGAGAAAGGCGAATACCGCACCCCTGGCTGGAAGATGGCCGACGAAGAAGGCTTGGGCGTTCGCGTCTGGGCGACTTTCCGGGGTGAAGCAGAACCGCGAGTGCTGGAACTGCTGTTGGCTCAGGCTCGCACCCGAAACAGCACGCTGTGGGCGGACGATCCGCGCCAGCAACTGGCGTACCTGGCCACCAAGCGCTGGTCGCGCCTGTACTGCCCCGACGTAATCCTGGGCGTGTACAGCCCTGACGAGTTGGAAGAAACCTCCCAGCCCATGCGCGACCTGACGCCGGCCCGCAAGGCCGACGAGCCCAAGCAGCTGCCGCCCTACCCCGACAACAAGCTCGAAGAAAGCAGCGAGCAGTGGCGCGGCCTGATCGCCGCCGGCCGCACAAGCCCCGACCACCTGATCTCAACGATCAAGAGCAAATACACCATCACCCCTGAGCAAATCGAGCGCATCCGCGCCCTGGCTCCAATCGAAGGAGAAGCCACCGATGCAAGTGCATAACGTCCAACAAGGCACGCCCGAGTGGCACGCCCTTCGTTCCAGCTACTTCACCGCTTCGGAGGCGCCCGCGATGATGGGCGCTTCGAAGTACCAGACCCGCAACGACCTGCTGGCCATGAAGAAGACCGGCATTGTTGAAGAGGTCACGCCCCAGCAGCAGGCCATCTTCGACCGTGGCCACGCTACCGAAGAGCTGGCCCGCCCCCTGGTTGAGGAAATGCTGGGCGAAGAGCTGTATCCAATCGTCGGTACCAGCGGCAACCTGCTGGCCTCGATGGACGGGGCCACGATGCTTGGCGACACGCTCTTCGAGCACAAGCTGTGGAACCAGAAGGTGGTGGCGATGATTCGCGCCGGCGAGCTAGATCCGCACTACTACTGGCAGCTTGAGCAGCAGCTGCTGGTCAGCGGCGCCGAGCGGGTGATCTTCGTGTGTTCGGACGGCACGAAGGCCAACTTCGAACACCTGGAGTACACGCCAGTCGCAGGTCGCCGGGAGCAGCTGGTGGCCGGATGGGCCCAGTTCGAGGAAGACCTGGGCAGCTTTGAGGTGAAGGAAGCCAAGGTCGAGGTCATCGGTGCCGCCCCTGATCAACTGCCGGCCCTGCGCATTGAGGTGACCGGCATGGTCACCGCCAGCAACCTGGACGCCTTCAAGTCCCACGCCCTGCAGGTGTTCGGCGGCATCAATACCGACCTGAAAACCGACCAGGACTTCGCGGACGCTGAGAAGACCGTCAAATGGTGCGGCGAGGTCGAGGACAAGCTCAAGGCAGCCAAAGAGCACGCCCTGAGCCAGACCGAAAGCATCGACGCACTGTTCAAGGCTATCGACGACATTGCGGCCGAGGCACGCCGCAAGCGCCTGGAGCTCGACAAGCTGGTCAAGTCCCGCAAGGACACCATCCGCACCGAGATCGTGATGGATGCCGCCAAGGCACTGCAGTCGCACATCGAGCAGATCGACGCCACCCTGGGTGGCCGCATCCGCATGCCGAAGGTGCACGCCAACTTCGCCGAAGCCATCAAGGGCAAGCGCACCATCGACAGCCTGAACGAAGCGGCCGACAGCGAGCTGGCCCGGGCCAAGATCGAGGCCAGCCGCATCGGCGACCTGATCCGCACCAACCTAGTCAGCCTCAACGAGCTGGCGGCCAACCACAAGTTCCTGTTCAGCGATGCGCAGGATCTGGTGCTTAAGGACAATGATGCGCTGGTGGCGCTGGTCAAGGTCCGCATCAGCGAGCACGAACAGGCTGAGCAGAAGAAGCGTGACCTTGAGCTGCAGCGCCAGCAGGAAGATCAGGCGCGCCAGCAAGCGGCGCAGCAGGCCTCCCAGCAACAGCCAGTTCAGCAGCAGATGCAAGAACAGCCGGCAGTGCAGCAGGTGGCTCAGGCAGATCCGGCGCCAGCAGTTACGCCGATCACCAGCGCAACGCCAGCTGCACAGGCGGCCGGTGACGATGGCCGACGCATCAAGCTTGGCGATATCAGCACCACCCTGGGCTTCACCCTCACCGCCGACTTCCTGGCCTCGCTGGGCTTTGAGGCGGTCGCGCAAGAGCGTTCGGCCAAGCTGTACCGCGCCAGCGACTTTGAAGCCATCTGCACCGCGCTCATCCACCACATCCAATCGGTTCGGCACAGCCAGGCAGCAGCGTAATGGCCAGCCAGAGCGTGGAAGAACTGTACGACCAGGTCGAAGAGTTCACTTCCCTGCTGGCTGCTGCCGAGCTGCACGCCAACGGCAGCTGGGAAGAAGAGTTCGTCGAAAACATGCGGGCCAGCTTCAAGCGCTATGGCCCGCGCACCCTTCTGAGCGTTCACCAGCAGAAGAAGCTGGAACAGATCGCCAAGTCTTGAGGAAACCCCATGAAAGTAGAACACCGCGAAGCCATCGAGCGCGCCAAGCTGCACGGAACCGATTCGATGATCTTTGCCCATCAGCTGATGGTGCACGACCTGGTTGAGGCCGCTCTGTTCGAGCTGCGCAACATCAAGGTGCCCTTCCCCCGCCTGGGTGAAGACGATCAGCAGGAAGTAATCGACCGCATCACCAAGCAGGCAGAAGAGGTGGTGTGGACGGCAGTCGGCATCATCAGCTCCCGCAGCGTCGACACCATCCCGATCAAGATTGCCGACTCCAAGTTCAAGGAGAAGAACATCACCGTGACCGGGGTGGTGGATGCCCAAGACCCCAACCGGCATGGCCTGATCGATCTTTCAGGCAAGTTGGCGCTCCTGGTGCTGGCGCCGAATGACTACGCCGAAGGCCTGGACGGCATCCGTGCCGAGCGCGACCAGGGCGAATTGCCGCTGAGCGCGGCCGAGATCATCGCCGGCGCCGGCCTGGACCGTCGCCAAGAGCAGCAGCTGGATCTGGATGAACAGCAGGCCCAGCAGAACCCGAAGGATGACAGCGACGTTGTAGACGCTGAGTTCATTGAAGGCAGCGCCCCAGTCAACAAAGAGTTCGGCGACTTCGACTACGACGACGCCAAGCAACTGATCGTGCTCAAGGCCAACGGAAAGCCGTTCAAGGCCCACTGGGCGCAGGGCCGGCTGTCGATCAGCAGCGACCAGGTCACCAGCCTGCTGCTGCGTCTGCTCGACGACCAGGTCATCGCAGTGGACAAGGAAGGCGAGTCCGCCCTGGACCACAGTTACAAGGTCATCGCCACCCTGGAAGACGTCGTGGTCTGACCCCCACTTATCCACAGCGAAATATGCACAACCGGCGCCGCAAGGCGCCTTTTTCATGCCCCGAGGAATCTCAAATGTCCAACTTGATCTGCATCTACGATACGGAAACATCCGGCCTGCCGAACTTCCGCGACCCAAGCGACCACCCAGACCAGCCGCACCTGGTCGATATCTGCGCCCTGCTCTTCACCCCTGAGGGCGAGCTGGTCGACAGCTTCGAAGCCATGGTCCGCCCTGATGGCTGGAGCATCCCCGACGAGGTGGCCGCCATCCACGGCATCACCAACGAAATCGCGCTCGAGCACGGCATCCCCGAAGCGGTGGCCGTCGAAGGCTTCCTCGCCATCGCCAACCGAGCAGGCCTGCGTGTAGCCCACAACGTGTCGTTCGACGACCGCATCATGCGCATCGCCCTCAAGCGCTTCCAGGATGCCTGGGTGGCCGAAGCCTTCCGCGATGCGCCGAAGTTCTGCACCTGCCAGTCCACCACCAACATCGTGAAGTGCCCGCCCACGCCCAAGATGATCGCCGCCGGCCGGGGCCGCCAGTTCAAGCAGCCCAGCGTGGCCGAAGCCTTGAAGTTCTTCACCGGTGAGGACCTGGTGGGTGCCCACCGCGCTCGTCCGGACGCAGAGGCCTGCGCCCGCGTGTACTTCGCCCTGCAGGCTTTCCAGTCGGTTGCCTGATCATCACCGCGCCGGGCAACCGGCGCTTGCTGGAGCCTTCCATGAACCCAATCGCCCAGCAGGCCCTTAACCGGGCCCGCCAGCCTGCCCCTGCGCCGGCACCAGCCTACTCCACCGAATCAGCCATCCGCCCCAAGCCCATCCCGGTGCTGGTGGTTCGCGGCCCCATCAACAACTTCATGCGCAAGCAGGCCCGGGACGAGGCAATCGCCACGGTCATGACCATGCACCGCACGCTGGCCGCAACCAACGGCGTGGCCCTGGTCGTGGAACACCTCAAGCGCACCGCCGCCGACAAGCCCGGCAGCCACATCGCCGGTTACCTGGACGTCATTCAACTACTGGAGCAAGGGCAATGAAGAAACCACCATTGGCCGAGCGCGCGCTTGCAGCCATTGCTCGGTATGAGCGCGCGGCCGGCGAACTTGGCGCCATCAAGAAAGGGATCGTGGCAGAGCTGGAGAAGTGCCCGATCACTATTGAGGCGTACCAGGGAAACAGCATTGACGGCGTGTACCGCCAGCAAAGCCAAGCTGATATTGACCGTCTGTGGGATGGCTCACGCGTTCGTCATCACCTGCACCAGGTGCTCAAGATGCGCACCACCGATGGCGGCGAATACGACATTGAGCGCGGCCTTCACGACTACGAGGTCAAGGACGAGCTGCGCGGCCTCAGCTTCGAAGCGGGCGACCCGTACAAGTGCGAGCACTGCCTTGCCGCTTGGCTGCTGATCGAGCGCCGGAAGCTGGCGCGCCAGGAGTTCGGCCAGGCCAAGCGCTTGGTCAGGGCCTTGGGCAAGCTGGCCATCCAGGCCGAACCTGCTGAGCCAGAAAGATCCTGCGCTGCCAAGGACTGCCAGTTACCTCGCGTCGACGCGACCATGTTCTGCCGCGATCACCAGTCGGTAAAAGGCCGTACCAGGAATGCAGCTCCCCTCACGGCCGAACGGCTCTCTTTCATGATGCAACAGGATGGGTATCAGCAATGAGCGACTACCAGACAGTCAACCTGCCCCGCGATCTGGCCGAGCGCATCGCCAAGGTCTGCATGTTCACCATGTTTGCCGAGGATTCGAAGCAGTTGCGCGCCATCCTGGCCAGGCCCTCGCCACCTGTTGAGCGCGATGAGCGGGCAGCGTTTGAGCGTGCCATTGTCGCTGAATGGCCACAGGCCCCTCTCATCCGAAAGCGCGACCTGCTGCCCAAGGATGATCCCTGCTACGGCGATTACTGCGACGAGCCATTGCAGCGGGCTTGGGTTGGCTGGCGTATGCGCGCCTGGCTTGAAGGATCCAAGCCAACCGTCCTGTCCAAATGTGTTTTGTGCGACCATCTGCAGGCCGACCTGACGGCGCGGGACGAACGTATCGACACTCTCGTCGATGATCTGGACCAAGCCCAGTACGACAAGGATGCCTGGAAGAACCATGAAGAATCGCTCTGGGTTCAGGTATTCCATGGCGAAGGAGACGATCCGTTCATCAGCGCTGTAAGTGGCGCGATCTGCATAGAACAACTCACCCTGATCCAAGAAGACATTGTGACCGGTGCCGAGGACATGCTTGAAAGAGGCCCGGGCTTCTATGTGTTCAGGTGCGACCACTACGAGGCGCACTACGACAACGTCGGGATGACGGAGCCAGCCCACTGGGAACTAGCCTTCGAGTCTTACGACCGTTTCCCCTGGGCGGATGAAGCAGAAGCCAGGGTCAGGGCAGCGAAAGAAGCCGAACTGATCGACATTGATGATCTGTTCGAAACGCCTGATTGCTGCTTCTGCAGCGACACTGGCTACATCATCGTCGATGACACCCAGCCCGAGTACATCACCACACCATGCACCGAGTGCGAGAAGGGCAAGCAGATCGAGGCCACGGCCACCAGCCCAGGCGCCAAGGTCGCAGCCCTGATGGAATCGCGGGGTGAGCCATGAGGCCCCTCGCCGTCTTCTGGGCCTGCCTCACCGCAGCAGCCTTTGCCTTCCTGATCGGCGTGGTTCTCACCATCTACGCCACCAACCAGCGCGTTGCCCAGGCCGATGACCAGCACCCGCCACCACCCGCGGGCGACCAGTTCGACGAAGGGCCGGTGCTGGCCCGACTGCCGGCCGCACACCTTGCCCCTGTCCGTTACATTTTCTGAGAGGTACCTATGAACGCCGCACAAATCCCCGATGACGTTGAGTTCATCAAGATTGCCGAGGTCCGCAAGATCACCGGCATGGGCACCAGCTTCATTTACGAGCGCATGATGGAAGGCACCTTCCCCAAGCAGGTAAAGCTGGGCCCACGCTCTGTTGTGTGGGTGAAATCTGAGGTGCAGGCCTGGGCCCAAGCCAAGATCACCGCCGCCCGCGGCGGTTGATCACTCAGCCAGCAGGCCGTCCAGGTAGTCGGCCCAGTCTTGCATCATCCCCCTCCGCTGCTCCACGAACTCAGCATGGTTGTATGCGTCGCCGATGTGCGACAGCTGAGCGTCGATCCACTTCTCGTTGTATCCCATCTCGTTCAGTGCGGTTGAGATCGTTGCGCGTATTCCGTGCCCGGTCAGCCGTCCCTGGTATCCCATGCGCTTTAACAGACTATTCACCGTGCCATCGCTTATAGGCTTGCGCGGGTCGTTTCGGCCCGCGATAAGCATGCGATACCGTCCGGTGACCTCGTGAGCGCGCTTCGCCTCTTCCATCGCCTGCCGCGACAACGGCACCAGGTACGGTGGAATCTCCCCGCTTTTCGTCCTTACTCTCTTCTGCAACTGCTTCACGATCCCCGGCGGGATTGTCCACAGCCCCTCCACAAAGTCGAACTGGTCAAAGGTCGCGCTACGCAGCTCGATCGTACGCACGCCGGTCAACAGCAGCAGCTTTACCGCGCTGCGGGCGTACTCGGCGCACTTGAAGTCGCGCAACGTCACCAGGAACTCTTTCAGCTCATGCCGGCGCAGGTATGGGTTGTGCTGCTCTGGCGGCTCCGGGACCGCGACAATGTCCAGGTCGGCGGCCGGGTTCACCTCTAGCAGGCCTTCGGCCATGCCAAACCGGAAGATCTCATGCAGCCAGGACCGGCACTTGCGGGCCGAGTTCAGCGCCCCACGGCGCTCGACCCGTCGCATGGCCTCCAGTACATCGCCACGCTTGATCTGGGCAATGGGCAGCTTGCCCAGCTCCGGTATCAGGTCCTTGTCCAGGTAGAAGCGGGATTGCACCGCTGAGCCTTTCCGGGCTGCAGCCCAGCGCGGCAGCTTGAACTCATGCCAACGGTTGGCCACGGCCTCGAAGGTGTTTTGCTGGTGCACGGCGGCTTCGGCCTTGGCCTGCCGGCGCTCGATGCGCGGGTCTACGCCCTTGGCCACCTGCGATCTGGCCTCATCCCGGCGGTCGCGTGCATCGCGCAGGCTGATCTCCGGGTATGTACCCATCGATATGCGCTCCTGTTTGCCGTGCCAGGTGAACCGGAAGTGCCACGACTTCGTGCCGTTCTTGGCGACGTAAAGAAAAAGGCCATCACCATCCTTGAGGGAATAGGGCTTGTCCTGGGGCTTGGCCTGCCTGGCCGCTGTGTCTGTGAGGGGCAT